TTTTTTGTTTCCAGGGCTGAGTCATTTGCCCGTCAATTGTTGCCAGGTTCTGCTGTAAACTTCCAAAGATACAACGCGCATCGAAATACGTTGTAACGAGGATAACAGATCCATGTTGAAACTAAAATCTTTCTTCTTAAATCTAAAATTTTCTCAGACGAGAGAGATTTAATTCTCGTCATATATTTGCAGATCCTTCTGCGCCCATGTTGGGATGGTTACCGAAATATTCTTTTTGCTCCAATAGTCAATTACTTTCCTACGAAGCTGACTATAATATTCAGGTCCCTGGCCGAAAGCCAAACTAACCATCTCTTTACAAGCATATACAGAAGCATACTGCAAATCAGGCTGGGTATTCCACGTCCAATTGGAAGTTTCTAACACAGCACGCTCATCAAGTTGAGCCATCCAACAGTTCCTGAAAGGGTGTCGCACAAAACGACATTTTAAAAAAGTAGTATCACTTTCCCCAATCTTGGAACATGGAATCATCTCGTCACCTTTTGAAGCATTAGTAAATGTCAAGTCATATTTAGCTAAAGCTTGGCCAATAGTCACAGCATTAAAATCGTCAATACAGCGATCAGAAATACTGAGCACTACGTCATCTCCATAGAAAATCTCTTCTACTTCCTCTCGATATGCATCAAGGGTTGCAAAAGAAAATCTCTTTGAAGATTCCATACACATAAGCCAAGCTACTCGCATATAACATTGATTAACATAAACATCGACAATAATAGTAACGGGACAACCGGATGGAATTCCACCTGAACACTGATAAACCAGATTTAGCATTAAATGCTGAGCATGCGATGTTTCACGACCAAGACACCGGATAACAGTTTCATAATTTGCAGGCAAATCAGGATTATTCCTTCTATACCAGCGAGCCACACATTCAAAGAAGGCATCTACGAATTGAACGTAGAGCATATCTCCAAATTTCTTGTGGTCGCCGCACATTAGGTTATTTCCTTTGCTTAGCAAACGAGAAACAAAGTCATCAGTTTCCATTGAATTAATATCAATACCCAAATAAATAAACTTTTAGGATAAACCAAAAAGTGCAATTTGCATTCAAAATTTCAATGATTCACAGAATTCTGCAATTCGCATG